GGGCGAGCTCGCGGCGGCCGAGGCGGGCGACGCGCTCAAATGGGTTGCCATTCGGGCGAATTACAACCGCATCGATAACAAGCTCGACCTGTACGGGCCGCGCGACACCGTCGCCGAAAAGCTGACGCCCGCCGAAACCGAGTCGCTGCTGTCGAACGGCGTGACGCCCATCGACGTCCGGCTGCAGACGGGCGAGCTGTTCGTCGTGCGGCCCATCACGACGCACAGCCTGAACGGCTCGGCGCAGGATTATCGAGCGTTCGACCTGTCCGACACAGACGGCATGTACACCGTCGCCGACGACCTGCGCAGCGCGCTGCCGATCGAGTTCGCACACACGAGCATCACGCCCGATCTGCCTGCCGGGCAGAACCGTCTGCCTGCCGGCGTGACCGAGCGGAAAGACATTCAGGCGTTCGTCGAGTCGCGCCTCGGCAGATGGGTCGACCTCGGCGTCGTGCAGGGTGACAAGCTCGACGCGAGCATCACGGCGGGCGAGCTGATCGTCGAGATCAACGCGAGCGACGCCTCGCAAGTCGACATCTTTCTGCCGCTCGCGATCGTCAAGCCGCTCGCGAAACTCGGCGTCGTCGCGCAAAAGATTGCCTCGTAACGGGCCCGCACGGCGGCGCCTTAGGAAACAAGCAGCATGGCAAACGGTACGGAACAGGAGCTGTTCGCGAAAGCGTTCCTCGCGCAAGGGAACGGCGACCTCGTGCGCGTCACGAATTTCAAGGTGACGACGACGAACAACGGCAAGCAGGTGCACACGCTGCGCGAGGACGGCGCCGGCGTGACGCTCGGCGTGCGCGAGTCGACGGTCACGTTCGATTTCGTCGTCGGCGAGAACGGGTTCGAGCGCAATTACATAAAAGACGTGCAGGACGGCAAGATCGTGCAGCTGCGCGCCAAGTTCCCGGGCGGCAAGGTGCTGACGCTGAACGGCATTTACACGAGCGTCGACCTCGACGCGCCGCTCGATGACGCGGTTAAGGGTTCGATCACGTTCATCGGCAAGCTGGAAAAGCAACGCGCCGCCGCGTAGTGTGAACGCCGGCCTGCCTCGGCGGGCGGTTCCGGGCCGCACGGTTCCGTCGAGGCAGCGCTGAACACGAGGCGTTCATGCACAGCGACCTGCAATACTTTCGGTTCAGCCACCTGCCGCCGGCGCTGCAGGCGACGAGCAAGCCATTCGCCGACCTCGCGCATTTCATCGCGCGCGAGCTGCCCGAGAACGAGCAGTCGCGGCGGGCCCTCGAGCACCTGCTGATCGCGAAAGACGCCGCCGTCAGGTCGACCCTCGACCCGCTGCCGCCGAGCTCGCGGCAGCCGCCCTCGTCGCCCGGAGCCCAGGGCGACCCGGCGCCGGCGCACGGGTTCCGGTAATGGCAGACGACGTCGAACGAGCAGTCGCGCTCGTGCTCGAAAATTGGGATCAGATCGGGGTCGAGGAACGCGACGGCATCCTGCACCTGCCGGCGTCTATCAAACGACGCAACGCGCAGGGCGGGGTCGACGAAACCCCGGTGCGTCTGCGCGTCGTGCTGAACCCCGTCAAGGTTCGGGCCCGACGCGAGGCGCGCGAGTGGGCGCTGAAAGAAAAGCTCGACCTCGACCGCGACCTCGACCTCGTCGACATGTTCGAGAATTATTGCATTCTGTCGCACGCGATCCGCGACCTCGACTGCCATACGCAGCACGTGCCCGACGCGCTGACGCTGTGGCGAGACTACGACCCCGCGAGCATCAGCGAGCTGTGGGGTCGCTATGACGCATGGGTTCGGATGCAGCACCCGTCGTTCGGCAATTGGGACGGCGAGAAAATGTGGCAGGTCATCGCCCGGATCCGTCAGCGGAGCGACATCAGTTTTTTAGCCGTTATGCCTGGTTTCGAGCAGGCAAGCTGCATTCTGCTTATGGCACGGGAAGCATGCTGCTCGCCGAACGCACCCTCGTTTGCGCGATCGTCAGGGACCTCGACACCGGCGAGCTGACGCCCGATCAGCTGCGGGGCATCCTGCGGCTGCCCGCTGATCACGGCAAGTGATGCGCATGCGGGCGGCGCCCGTTACACTGTGCTCGCATGGCTGAACGTGAAGCTGCGATAAAGCTGACCCTCGACGACGGGCAGTATATCGCCGCGATGGCGAAGTCAGGCGACGCCGCCGTCAAGTCGGCGCAGCGCGCCGAGAAAGCGATGCAGGTGTTCGGCGCCGGCGTCCGCAAGGCGACGACGAACCTCGGCGAGATGGCGTCGTCAGCGCGCTCGTCGCTCGGCATGGTGTCGGGTCTGCTCGGCGGGCTGACGTTCGGCAGCGCGCTGAAAGGCGCCGTCGAGCTCGACAGCAAGTTCAAGCAGCTTGCGTTCCGCGTATCGACGGCGACCCGCGAGCAGGTCAAACACACCGACCTGCAGCGCCTCGCCGAGCAGGCCGCCGTCAAAACCGGGCGGCGTACGGCCGAGATGGCTGACGCATACGATCAGCTGTTCAGCGCGACGGGCGATCGGGACTTCACCGACAATATGCTCGAGACGGTCGGCGAGGCCGCGACGGCGACGGGGCAGGAGATCTCGACGCTGACGTCGCTCGCCGATCAGATGCATACCAAGTTCGGTGTGTCTGCCGAGGAAATGGGCGACGTGTTCGGACAGGTGTTCGAGGCCGCGCAGCAGGGCGGACCCTCGTTCACCGAGTTCGCCGACGTCGCCTCGAACATGGGCGCCGAGCTCCTAAACGCCGGTCTGACCGGGCGGCGCGGCCTCGACTTTATGCTCGGCGCCCTCGTCAAAACTGACGACGCGATGGGCAACCTGCAGAAACAGGTCAAGGGCATCAAGCAGATCCTGCTGTCGCTCGGCGACGAGGCGCAGATCAAAGCGATCGCCAAGGTCCTACACATCGACCCCAAAAAGCTGCTGAACGAAAAGGATCTGATGGGCCGCATGCGCAAGATCCTGTCGCTCGGAAAGCGCGGCCTCGACGCGATGAAAGGGTCGATGAAAGAGGCCGAGGAACAGAAAGCGCTGAAGATCCTTTTCACCGATCCGTTCGAGGCGGCGCTGAAAGACGCGAACGACAGCGGCCTGAAAGGCAAGGCGGCGATCGACAGCGCCCTCGCCGTGCTCGACGGTCAGGTCAGCGCCCTCGGCAAGTCGATGACGAACGGCGCGCACCTGCAGGACGAGGCGCAGAAACGAATGCAGGATCCCGAGCGTCGCCTGCAGCACGCGCTCGAGCTGCTGACGCAGTCGTTCAGCGACCCGCGCATCATCGAGGCGATCGAGGACTTGTCCAAAATGCTGCCGGGCCTCGCGTCGGGCATGGGCAAGCTCGCTAAGTTCATCATCAGCAACCCATGGCTGTCCGGCGCGATCGCCGTCGGCGGCAAGGCGGGTTCGGGGTTCGTCAGCGGCGCCGTGAACGAGGCCCTCGGCGACGCCTTTAAAGAGGCGTTCGGGCTCGGCGGCGGCGGCGGTGCGGGCGGCGGCGGCGCCGGCAGGGGCAAGGGCGGCGGCCTCGGCGGCGGCATTCAGCGCCATCAGCAGTTTTTTGGCGAGGGCCTGACCGAGGCCGACATGCTCGGCAATAGGCTCGAGCAGGATATCGAGGACGGCGGCAAGCGAGGTGCGTCGAAAATGGCGACGGCGATCCGCCTGATGGGCATCGCTGCCGCGGCAGCCGTCGCGTACGAGATCGGTAAAGAGCAGATCGACAATGCCTTTCAAGGCAAGTCGGACGCGATCAGTAACCTGTCAGCCGTCGGCGCGGGTGCGGCCTCGATGTCGGGCGGGATCGCCAAACAGAAAGCCGACGCCGACGCGCTGCGCGCTGCCATCGCCAAGGCGCGCAGCGAGCAGGGCGGGTTCGTCTCGACGCTGTTCGGCTCGATGGTGCATGGTGCGGGATCGCAGGTCGACGAAATGGGCAACCCGACCGGCGTCATCGACTCGAGCGCGAGCGGCATGCCCGACCTCGAGGGCACGATGGGCAAGCAGATCGCAGAAATGGAACAGCTGCTAAAAGAGAAAGAGGCTCGGATCGCGCAGCTCGAGAACCCCGCGGCGGGCGGCAAGGTCGACGGCAAGGCGGTCGCTGACGCCATCAAAGCGGGCGCGCCCCTGCGGGTCGAGGTCGTCAATCAACCGTCGCCGGCGGGCGCACCCGACAGGGCAGGGCCCGGCGGCAGCAGGGGCGTCAAGCGGCCCGCCGCGCACGCCCCGGGTGGAGGCGTCGGGTAATGGTGTTCAAGCCTGCAGACACGCCCGGCGAGGGCCGGCAAAACCTGTTCGAGGGTTACCCGGTCGCGTCGTGGCAAGTCGGCGACTCGCCGGTGATCCGGTTCCCGCTCGTCGGCGAGCTGTCGCAGGACATGGCGACCCGCCTCGTGCGGCAGTCGCGGGCGTACCGGCGCGGCGCCAAGCTCGACAGCACCGGGCAGGCCGAGGGCGAGTTCACCCTGACGGCGCTGTTCAATAACACCCTGCGCGAGCCCGGCCTCGAGCAGAACCCGCGCGCGCTGTACCCGTTCATGCTGCGCGAGCTGATGGCGTCGTTCGCCATTCAGCAGACGGGCACGCTGACGCTGCCGACGGTCGGTGCGATCCGCTGCCGCCTCGACAAAGCAAAGCGAACCGAAACCGTCGCCGAGCGCGATCAGGCGACGGTGCAGCTGACGTTCGTCGAGGATAACGAGGAAAGCCTCGCGACCGCCTCGTTCGCCCTGCCGTCGGCGCGGGCGACGGTCGCCAAGGCAGCGGCGCAAACGGTGTTCAGCATTCAGCGCGAGGGCGGCGTCGTCGACGACGACGTGTTCAAGCTGAAACAGCAGGGCACCGACATCGAGTCGCTGCTGCTCGCGCCCGGGCGGGCCGTCGCTGATCTCGAGGCCGAGGCCCGCTCGATGCGGTGGAGCCTGATGTGCGGGCGGCAAACGCAG